ACGATTACGAGGGAAACCCGACGTCCGGAGTAGTAAAAATACCCGTTCGTGATACCGAAGTTGCTGTATCGGACTATGACAAAGCAAACGGTATCACAGCAGGCACGGGCGGTACAGCTTATGAAAACATGATAATCGACAAGGATAAGGCTGTTAATGAGATTATTGACGGTTTTGATGCCGAAAGCGTTCCAGATAATCTTGTTGCTGACAGGCTTGATTCAGCAGGATATTCTCTTGCAAAACAGCTTGACGACGATGGAGCAACCGTTCTTCTTGCGGGGTCAACAGTTACGGGTGTTGCTTCGCTCACAAAGGACAATATCTACTCGACTATCGTGGATATAAGAACGGCAATGTCAAAAGCAAATATTCCTAATGACGGCAAGCGTTATCTGCTTGTAACACCCGATACGATGGGACTTATCCTCAATGCACCTGAATTCATCAAAGCTTCCGACCTTGGCGATATGGTTGTAAAGGAAGGCGTTCAGGGCAAGATTGCAGGATTTAAGGTTATTGAATGGAATGACAATACAGCTAACCTCGCTATGATTGCAGGCCATCCTCGCTTTGCAACAAGAGCAAATGAATTCAGTGTTCCTGTTCATCTGCAGGACTTGTCCGGTTCAGGCAAATGGATAGGCGCTTCCGCTGTTCAGGGGCGTAAAGTTTATGCTCATAAGGTTACTCGTTCTGTCGCTATCAGAGCAGTTTATTCGCCTGGCTCATTAACTCTGTCAGCAGCACAGGGAGCAACATCGGGAACAACTAAGATTACTATTTCTGCGGGCAATACCGGTACAACATACGCTTATAAGGTTAACCCGTTTGAAAGAGCAGCCTACAATCAGACAAGCACAGCTTATGCGGGTACAGCGCTTACGTCAGGTACTACTGAAATTGCTGTATCCGCCGGAGATATAATCGAAGTAGTTAATACTTCAAGCTCCAAGGTTGTCGCAGTCGGTTATATCACTGTTTCAGCGGGTGACATTAAGGCATAGTCAGGAGGTAGCTTATGGGCTACATAACCGAAGATTACTACAATAACGTTTATAAGGGTGAGGCTGTTTCAGACCTCGCCCTTCTTATTGAACGTGCAAGCGATATTGTCAATATGGTAACAGGATATAAAATCGGTGATGTTGCAGGTATCAGCTCGGCATTTATTGCAGGTCAGATTCAAAAGGCAACCGCCGCGCAGGTCGAATATATCGACCAGAACGGAGGAACAACTTCCGGAGGTCTTTCTTCTGCGGCACTCGGTAAATTCTCTTATTCGGGCGGAAATACTGAAGATAAAGCGCTTATATGCCCTTTGGTTTATAGTTATCTTGAACCGACGGGGCTGTTATATCGGGGGATTTAATATGAAACCTATACCCAAAAGACTCCTGATACACAGCGTTACTGCCGCCGCTAAAACAACTGAGGATAAGTGGGGCGCTAAGACCTTAAGCAGCCCCGTCACCCTCTCATATGTCCGGGTGGATCCGTCGAGAAGTCTTGTCACTACAAAGGACAACAGGCAATTACAGCTTAGCGCAGTTTTGTTTTATGACTGTAAAAACAGTATTCCTAAAAGTCATAGCTTTGAGCTTGAAGATGTCATTACTTTCGGCGAAAGAACTTACACGGTAAAAAGCATTGAGCCGCTGCATGACGGCGAAAAGCTCCACCATTATGAAATAGGGCTGATGTAATGGGAGTGACGGTAACATTCGACAAAGAGACTGTTAAAATGCGGCTTAAAGCGGCAAACAGCAAGGCTCTTTTTATAACCTCGGAGCAGGCTCTTGAAGACTGCAACTATTACTGTAAAGAAGACCAGGAGGGGCTTATAAATTCAAGTCTTACCGCAAGCGAGCCTGAAAAAGGAAAGCTTGTGTGGGAAGAACCGTATGCACGAAAGCAATATTATCTTGACAGTGCAAGCCGTGATAAAAATCCGAATGCCCAGAAAATGTGGGCGCACAAAGCACATTCCGTACACGGAAAGAAATGGCTTGAAATATTCCGAAAAGCTTTTAAAAAGGAGGCTGCGCCGTGAGCATACAAACTGATATTTTCGATTATGCCGTGGGGCTTACGGGACTTCAGACAGTTCCCCTTCTCCCTCAAGAGAACGGTTTTGCCGCTCAGGTAGCTCCATCTTTGATCGGAAGCACATATTTTAACCGGGAATCCGACCAGATGATGAATATTCTTATTCTCGGGAAAAATAAAAGCCAGATTGTTGTTGCCGATGCCCTTTTCACAGCCTGCAACAATCTGAAAAGCATATCTAAATACGACTTTGGTATAAGCAATGTCGAAGTCACAGCTCCGCCCGCCTTTGTTGACACAGACGGGGATTTTTATATATGGAGCTGCATAATCAGCGTAAAATTTATTAATTAGGAGGAAATCACATGCCGGAATTAGCATTAAACTACGATTATAAGTTCAGTATTAACACCACGCCCTCTGCGCAGACCGAAACCTTTTCACAGATTAGCGACGGCTTCGACAATGTTTCAATGGCACTTAATGAAGTTCTTTATCAGGGCTCATTTTTGGGTGACAGCGGATATGGCTCCACCGAAGTAACAGGCGGTCAGCTTACTCTTACTATTTCAGGAGTACGTAAAATCGGAGATGCCGCACAGGATTACATTTTCGGAAATGCAGTCAAAAATTCTTTCGGAAGTGCAAGAAAAACGACTTTTAAGATTGAAGATCCCAAAGGAAACATAATTACCGGCTCCTGTACACTTGCAAAGGTTACAGAATCAGGCGGGGCGGCAAATCAACCGAATGCAATTTCCGTTGAAATCCACTTTAACGGAAAGCCGACTTATACAGCGGCAACATAATACAAGGGGAGCTTAATGCTCCCCCATTTTTATAGGGGGTATTTTTATGGCTTATCAGGTAAAAAGGCTTAAAAAAATTGAAGACGCAATTGAACTTCTTAATAATGACGGTTCTGTAGCAAAAGTCATTTCGGTAAATCTCACTGTTGAGGATATTGCTCTTCAGATAAACAAAGCGAGGAATGATATTATTTCGGCGCAGTTATTTATTAAAAAGGCTGGAATTGAACAGATTTCAGAGGCTCAGGAGCAGCTCGGCACAGCCGTAATTTCTTTGTTTAATCTTGTTTTCGGTGAACAGCAGACCGCAGAAATTCTTGATTTCTACGAAAACAATTACAGCGAAATGATTACCTGCATTTTTCCGTTTATTTCTGACGTTATATTCCCCGCAATTGCAGAAGCCGCAAAAGAGCGGAAAGAGCTGGTTGCAAAAAGCTTTAATCTGAACAGAACGAATCGCAGGAAACTTGGAATATGAAGCTCACCGGCAAAGAAAGCAGCTTATTAATCTTTAACGGCAGAAAATACCGTCTGAATCTTTCTTTCAGCCGCGTTTTGCAGGTGTTTGAGGTATGTAGGGAAAAGCTGCTTACCGACAGTGAAAAAGCGATCATTGCCTGCTCTCTGCTTGTAAAAGGCAATTTCCCGAAATCACAATCTGCTGACATTTTTAACGCTGTTTATGAGCAGTTTATAACAATAAAAAGCAGCGGAGGCAATAATGGGAAAAAAGTTGTCGACTTTACACAGGATGCTCCGTATATATACGCAGGCTTTCGCCAGGCGTATGGTATAGACCTTATCGAGCAGGCCGACCAGCTGTCGTGGGAAAAGTTTATTGCTCTTTTCCGAGGGCTTCCCGATGACACGGCAATTGTCGGGATTATGCGTATCAGGAGTATGCCTATCCCCGTCAGAGATAAATATAACGGCGACCAGATTGAAAAACTTATTAAACTTAAGCAATATTATGCGCTTATTTCAGAAGAATCCGAAAAAAATGAGGTTCAGCCTGGACTTGCAGGATTATTCGGCGCATTAAAGCAAAGGGCGGTGAAATAAATGGCAGACGGACAGGTTATATATGAAATACGCGGCGACGACAGCAAGCTTGACGGCGACCTTGGCACTGCAAATGACAAGGTTAAGAAAAGCAGCGGTGTACTTTCGGGTATAGCCAAAGGAACGGCAATGGCGGTCGGTGGTGCATTCGTTGCGGCGGGTGCTGCCGCTGTGGCTTTCGGGTCCAAAGGTGTGCAACTCGCCTCTGATTTATCAGAGGTTCAGAACGTCGTCGATACCACTTTCGGCGACGGAGCAGATAAAATTAACAAATGGGCTAAGAATGCCGCTGAAAGCTTCGGATTATCTGAATTATCAGCAAAGCAGATGACGGGCACAATGGGCGCTATGCTGAAATCAATGGGGCTTGCGCCCAAAAATGTCGAAGAAATGTCAACGTCAATAGCAGGACTAGCCGGCGACTTTGCAAGCTTTTATAATCTTGACAGTGAAGAAGCTTTTGAAAAAATCCGTTCAGGAATATCTGGCGAAACGGAGCCTTTAAAACAGCTCGGCATAAATATGTCTGTAGCAAATCTTGAAGCTTATGCTTTATCTGA